GGAGCCTTTTTCAGCAACGAGGTGGTTGGCAATACGAGAGAATTCTGCAATCTTCTCGCGGAGGGCGGTAATGTTTTGGGACATTGATTTTCCTTTTGGATCAGCAGTGACCGACTGCCAGCGGTTCCAGCGCGAGAAGCGTTAGATTTGGGCGAGCCGCAAGCGGTTTGCGTTTGCTTGGGACATAAAAAAACCCGCTGGTAAGGCGGGCTCTGGCGGTGTTTCAATCACAGGATCAGGGGATGGCGCATTGGCGTATGCACTCAGATTCCAAGTGTTTTTGGTTTTTGACTTGGCGGTGACCACGTTGTCGATGAAGCCGTTGGCTTTGGCCTCGGTCGCGGTCATCCATGTTTCAGCGTCCATGAGGGCAATAATTTCAGCGTCAGGCTTGCCGGTCTTGTCGGTGTAGTCTTTGATGATGGAAAGTTCCACCTTTTGCAGCAAATCGGCGGTGTCGCGCATAGCCTGCTTGTCACCCCACACCATGCCGCTGGCGTTATGCACCATGAACAACGCGCCGTCGTTCATGTTTACTTCATCACAGGACAATGCAACGCTGGTAGCAGCACTGGCGCACAGAGAATCAATGTGGGCTACGGTCTTGCCTGGGAAACGGTCGATTGCGGCCATGATTGCACGGCTTTCAAAAACGTCACCACCGGGGCTGTTGATGTAGATGTTCAAAATAGATGCGGTACCGGCCTGCTCAATGGCGTCCAGTACAGATAGGGCTCCGATACCCCAATCGGCACTGATCACGTCATAGATGTACAGGCTGGCGCTGTCGGCGTTTGTCACCAGATTGACCGGGCGCTTTTCGCGCGCCAGGTTGTCAAGGTGGAGTTTGATAAATTGGTTCATGGGGCTGGTGCCTCCTTTTTTGGCGCAGGTGCTGCCTGAACGTCACGCGGATCGAAAATCTTGTCGCCACCAACTACCGGGGCCATGCCTTTGGACTTGCGCACTTCGTTCAATGTCATCCAGCCTTGGCCCGTACCCGGCCCGCCCAAAGCGGCTCGGTTGTATGCGGCTTGGGCTGCGCTGTCACCTTCTATAAGGGCATCCCGGTCAAACTGCACAAACTTGCCCGTATTGCGGGGGAACAGTTTTCGGTTTAACTCTTGCTCTATGCGTACAAGGTGCGGTTGCAGGGTGTAAGTGACAAACCCGCGTGACATGGACTCAATGCCGCTTCCCCAACTGGTGCTAGCGCTGGTTTCACCGATCATGTGTGGCGGTACGCCAAAGGCCCGGGCAATATCGATCACTTGAAACTTTCGGGCCTCCAGCAACTGCGCGTCTTGCGCGTTGATGCTGACTTCCTTCATGTCCAGACCTTCGGTCAGCACCATCGGTAAGCGGTGGGCGTTGTCGAGGCCAGAATACTTGGCGGCGAAGGCGGCTTGCAGTGCTGCGATCTGCTCAGGGTTCATCTTGCCAGCGGCCTTGATAACCGAGCTTGGGTGCGCACCGTTGGCAAAGAACTTGCCGCTGTAGTCATCCATTGCAAGCGCGTTGCCAACGGCATTGCGTGCAGCGTAGCTGATCACAGACATGCTGTGCAGGCCGTTGAAGCCGAAGCCAGGAAAATGCAGAATCTCGGACGGCTCCACCCACTTCTGACCCATGCCGAACTCAACGAGGTTGAGGTAGTAGCGGGTGTGCCCATCCGGGTTTCGGATTGGGCTAACGATGCCCCACGGCAAAGGCAGAATGCTTAAGAGCGTGCCGTTGTTGCTGTAGCTTGGAAGTGCGTAGCTGTCACCGCGTAGCAACTGGTTTGCACTGACGCTTTCCCAATGGCTTGCGGCTGTCCACATCGGGGATGGAGACTCATTGAGCTTGTACCAGAGATCATCCTTGGGTAGTCTTGCCTTGACATCGCCATCTGTGCGGTAAACATACAATGGCAGAGTCGCAATCGCGCCTGCTATCTTCTGGACGCAGGCAAACACGGCTGCGACACGCATTGCAGACACAGCTGTAACGGTCATCCCAGCGCTGGAACTTGCGCCAACGCCAAACGATTCCATGACGGCTTCGCTGTAAGTCACGTTTTGCGGACGTGCTTCGACCTTGCCATAGCCAAAGCGTGCGGCAATTGAGTCGATTAATTTCAAAGTAAAACGAAGCCTTGCGTGATATTTGTTGTTTCAGGGTTCATGCTCATCAGCGTTACTGCATTGAACATTGCCATTAGTGGGTCAATCTTTGCGCTGCCAGCGGCTTGCTTGGTAATGATTACCGCATTTCCGCGTGGCTCTATCTTTGCGTTACCTGCGCACCATGCCATCATGGGTTGCGCGGCGTGGATCAGGACGCCTTCGGCTAGCTTGCGCTCTGCTGTCTTGATGGCTCCTGTCATTTTCCAGCCCTGTGTCACCGCAATCATTCGGTCTTCAGGTATTTCCGCTTGCAGCAGCGCGTCCAAGATGCCGCCTAGCCCAGAGGGGTCAACGCCAATCTTGTCCAGCTTTCCACTGTCATAAATCTGTGCGCATATTTCTGCGACTTCTAGCACGTCATCACCAATCATCTTCACCAAGCCAAGGTCGCCGTCTTTAGCGAAGTCGCGCAGGCGAGACGAGATGTCTTTACGGCGTTCCAGCACGCTAGGGTGCGCCCAGGCTCTGCACCACAGTAACCACTGGCGTGTGTCTTTGTCGCGGCCCACCACGGCCAGCCCAAGCAAGTCGTCAAGGCCCCCGCCGTCGATGCCGATGTCGATAACTTCGCTTCGCTGGATCAGGTCGTCAAGGCTCATGCCCTTGGCTTTTCCTTGCTGCTCCCAAAAGTCAGCACCAGCCCAACGGTCAGATCGCAGATTCATACCGAGCTCGACGTTGGCGTGCTTGGCGAGGAAGCCCCGGAATGACTCAGGGCCAGATGCTTCGGCTTTCTTGAACTCGCGGGCGATAAACGCTTCGTCTACAGAAAACCCCATGTTCGGGTTCACCATAGGAATGTTTTCCAGCAGCAGGCAGGCGCCTGACTCCACCATTGCGGGCGGGTGTTCAAAGATCACAGGCACAAAGCCGGGATCATGAATCTTTCCGTCCCGCACATCGCGGGCGTAATTCAACTTTTGCAGGAACACGCCCGCAGGCGGCTCGTCGGACTGCGTGGTCAGATAAATCACGAAGCCTTCTGGCCGCGAGGCGAGGCCACCAAGGGCTTCACGTAGCATGTTCTCCGCGCTGGCGACTTTGCCAAACAGGTGCAATTCGTCAATCAGCGTGCCGACTGACTTTTTGCCGCCTACCGTGTTGCTATCAGCGGCCAGTACCTTGAGTACGGCACCGCTTCCTCGATGGGTGATTGACTTAATGTGCGTTTGCACATGCAACAACGCATCAAGTTCATCGTCCTGCTGCACCATGTCTCGTGCTGGCGCGTAGGCGTTGTTGGCAACCTCCACCGTAGGGGCGAGTACCGCGAACTCGGCCGACTGCCGCCAGTTCAGCACCAACGCAGTCAGCATGATCCCCGCTGCGATGGTACTTTTTGAGTTTTTCTTGGGTATGCACAAGAAAAACTCTGTGATCAGCCTGCGACCGCTGTCCGGGTCGTAAGCGCCAAAGATGCAGCGCACAAAATCAAACACCCACGGGGCGCATGATTCGCCAAACGTTGGGCTACCAGGCGCATCCACGATCTTGAGCGCCTTGAACACAGCCAAAGCCTGTTCAGCTTGCTCTGGGAATATTGGCGGCGGGATGATTGATTTGCCTGCGGGTAGGCGTTCAGCCCAATCCAGACAGGCCGTAGACCATTCAGCGGCCATTTATCACACGCAAAGGCGGTGGTGCCGCGCCAAACTTACCAGTCCCTGCTTTCTTAGCCGCATCAGCCTTGGCGTCCTTCACACCAGATTCTATCTTGGCGTGCATGAACGGCAGCAGAGACTTGGCCGCGTCGGCGCGAATCTTGATGTCGGCCTCAAGGTCGTTCATCAGCGCCATTAGGAAAATCTTCGGGTCTTTGTGCGCCAAGCTCTCCGTGACGGGCACAGGGACGCTCAACTTTACCGCATCGGCGGGTTTGCGCCCGGCGCCGGGGCGAACGCCACCAGACTTGCCGGGTTTGCCTGCCATGTTTGTTCCTTATTTGCCGTATCTGGCTTTGGTTTCTGCCGCTGTCTTGGCCTTGTGGCACGGTTCACAGCGGACTTTTAAATTTGTTAGGTGGTCAGTACCACCCTGCTCAAGAGGCGTGTCGTGGTCGATCTGATTCGACATAGATATGTGCCCGCAATCCACACACGCAAACCCATCTCGCAGCAGCACTTGCCGCCGCGTCTTCATCCATGCTTCGCCTCGGGTTCTCGGTGCCGTTCCGGCCTTGGTTTCAAGAACCGGGAGCCTTCGGGTATCCAGCACGGCAAGTCTTGTGCCAAGTCGCTGCAATTTCATTGATTTGATTAACTAAATCTACCATTTGATTAGCCAGTAGAGGGGCTATTATATCTAAATGAGGGACGTAG